TGCAGAAGTTATTTTACAGGAAACGGATATAGCGAAGATTTAGGATATACGTCGAACGCTGGGTTTTCAATTATCAGGAATAATGGAAGAGGAATACCTGATATTGATAATAAGATGTTGTAACAAACATTAGACAAATATGTTACAAATTTGTCGCAAATATAGGTGATAATTGCGACAAACGTACCAAGTAAAATATTGCGCAAAGTACCGTAAAATGGTATAAAGAGCAAAGATTTGCTTTGAAAAAGTACCAAGTAGGGGTTCGCAAAAGTTTGTCACAAAAATAGAATACAAATGTGACAAACTACTACACAATGTGTAGTAAAACGCAAACGAAATATTTATGATTGAAGCCGTTAAAGGCGATAATCACCGCAGTTAAGGATTGGCATAAATTATTACTTTTTGCCAAAGGTTAAACCCTGAAAAATGGGGTTTATATTACGTAAAAAGGTAATAAAGCGAATTATTACGTAAATAGGTAATGTTCACGAATAATGAACGTTCACGGAAACGTGAACAAGAGTAAAGGCATATAATGGAAAAATAGGTTTAAAAGCGGAAAAATAGGTATTATAATGGAAAATTACACACTTTATTACACGTTTAATGGAAAAAAATATAAATCTACGGTAGAGGCTACCGATAGACTACACGCAATGAACTTGATTAAAAACAAAATTGAGTTTTTGCCGGAACACAAGAAAGCGTCAAATGACTTTATAGATTTTTTTAACGATATAATAAAACCTAAATAAGATGGCAAAGGCTAAAATAATATTTGATTTAAGTAATAGTGAAGATTTAAGGGAATACAATCTCTATAATAATGCAGGCGGAATGTTTAGCGCATTATTTGAGATTTCTCTTAATCTAAGAAAACAAATGAAATACAAGTTTGAAGGTGATGATAACGGAGCTTTTGATTTTGTGTTTGAAGCAATTTCTGAAATTCTTGATGAAAACAATGTAATAATAGATAAATTAAATTAAGATGAATGATAAAAGAATACGACTGTTATCTGTAGAAACTCCTGTAAAAACAGAAAGTGCTGATACAAAATGGATTTCGATGGTTTACGCATTAGGAAATACAAGAGAATTGCCTATAGACGGAATTATAGTAAAACGTACTATAACTAATATTATAGAAGCAGAAAATCATTATACTATATATATAGCAAATAATAATGTTTCGCAAATATGGATGGATATTCCAAAATCAAATAAGGTTCGAGTAGAATATATAATAGACTAATGATACAAAGCACCGATAAATTTATAGTCACCCCAAAAGGAGGAAGTCACTTTGTGAATGAAAGGAAAGTTGGCGGACAAATGATGGTTGTAAATACCTCGATAGAGAACGCCAAGGATGTAAATCGAGAGGCGATAATAGTTTCGCTGCCATTAGATTATTCGGGAAATATTCAAGTCGGAGACGAGGTTATCGTACAGCACAATATCTTTCGTGATTATTTTGATATGAAGATGGTTACTCGAAAATCTACATTCCACATCAAGGATAATTTATTTTTGGTTCCCGACGGACTCATCTACCTAATCAAAAAAGAAAATGGTTATGAAGCGGTAGACGACTACTGTTTTATCGAGCCTATTTTTGAGGAAAAACGATGGGAAGGCAAGGTGGAATTGGAGCATTTAGGCATCGTGAAATACGGAAATAAACATCTAGAAAACTCCGGAATCAAGGAGGGCGACAAAATAGCTTTCGAGAAAGACGGGGAATACGAGTTTATAATAGACGATTTGAGGCTATACCGAATGAGAGCAGAAATGATTTTAGCCAAAGTAATGGTATAGCCACGAGATTTTTAAACGACAACAAACGTTTGTAAACATATAAAATATACCTTTGTTTTATGATTGGATTGAGTGACGATTTAGAGTTTGCAATTAAAGACGCAATAGAGGTTTTAAACACTCCTATTGATGTTAAAATTATCGATTCTGATAAGTTGTCCAATCTAATGAGTTCGAAGACAGAAGGTTTTTTGTTTGCAAAAAAAATGATAGTTAATTGGGACAATTCCCAAAACTCACCAAGTCATTCCAAATTAAAAATATATGTAGAAAAACTTATAGAAGCGGGAGAAACTTCTATCAAAGCATTGCGTGAAGCGTTACGAAAAAAAATTGATACCGACCCTGTAAACCACGGAAAATCAATTAAAGCAAAAGACATATTGTTTAACGCAGTAAACGACATCAACAAGGGGGTTATTGAGTTGAAGCTGCAAATTGAAGCGGGAAAGTTTGATTTACAGATAAGAGATTTTAAGAGAGGTTATCCAGAACGTTTTGCAAATCAAGAATTTTATCCAACAAAAAATTATCATAAACAATGGTATGACAAGGAAACCGATAGCGTAATGATTTGCCCGTTAGGTACTAAAGGAGAAATTATTACTCTCGACGGACTTAACATTATGCTTCCGAAGAAACCGAAGCAAACCGAAATACTTTTTCATAGAAAACCAAAAGAGGAGCAATATTGGCGTCGTACCGAAATGCCAAAAGGACTTACTCCTGATAACGACGAAATGTACACTGAATTTATATTGGATGAATTCAGAAAAAGACGTGAAGGTGTTTGGTTTATGAATAATGGGGAAGCCGTGTATCTTACAGGTTCGCATTATTTTGCTTTGAACTGGTGCATATTGAAAGACGAAAGGTTTGTAGGGTATATGGGCTTTAGACACGCTCAAAAACTAATGTTTTATCATACCGAAGCCTGTGTTTTAGACCAAAGGTGTATCGGTCAATTTTTCGTAAAATCAAGACGTACTGGATTTACTTACGAAAAATTGTTTAGAATGTTAAACGAGGCTACTTCCACGAATAAAGCCAATTTTGGGTTAACATCAAAATCAGATGAAGATGCCAAGAAAGCATTTCGAAAATTATCATACGCATTTCTGAATTTACCTTTTTTCTTCAGGCCGGTAGTGAAAGGAAAAGAAGACAGTGATGTTAGATTGGAATTTGCAAAGCCGTCTAATAACTCCAACATATCCAAGAAAAATAGAGACACAAGTACAAAAGACTACCTAAATACATCATTTGATTACGAGCCTACCAAAGAGGATGCTTATGATGGACAGGCAATGTATCGCTATTTAGGAGACGAGGCTTCAAAATGGAAAAGAGGATTGAACTTCCTGAAGCACTGGGGGGAAATTGCCCCTACTATGGACGAGGGCGGGGATATTGTGGGAAAAGCATTCATAGGTTCAACAGTAGCCGCATTGAAAGATGGTGGAACTGCCTTTATCAGTCTATACAATCAGTCGTTACTTAAATTAAGAGATAAGATAACCGAAAGAACTCCAAGTGGATTATATCCTTATTTCTTACCTGCGCATAAAAATATGGCTGACTATACCGACAAATTTGGAGTTTGCCACGAAATTGTAGAAGCGGGCAAAAGTTTTGTAAATGCCAAAGGGAAAGAAAAAACAATTGGCTCCGTACAATTCTTGACAGCAAGAAGATTGTCCAAGAAAAAGCAAGGGGATATTGATTACAATAATGAATTAAGGGCATATCCAATGACTCTTGAAGATGCTTTCAGGGATGAAATGTCATCGTCATTATTTAATATGGAAAAAATAAATGAGCAAATTTCATTTAATAATGATAGCGAAGAAGATAAAAAACTTACTCGAGGAAACTTCTCTTGGAAGGATGGTATAGAAGATACAGAGGTTATTTGGACTCCAACAGAAAGGGGTCGGTTTTTAGTAGGATGGTTGCCTCCGCCTGAAATGCAAAATAAATGGGAAACTCGCAGAAATCCATTTGGAATAGGTGGTTTTAGCAAGCATCCGGTAAATGATGATTTAGGATGTTTTGGAATTGATAATTACGACCAAAACTCTACTCAAGGAAGTAAATTGGAGTTAACAGAGAACGGATCAGAATATTCGGGAGGTTCTAAAGGAGCAATTTCAGGACTTACAGGAACTACTTTTAAAAATGCTCCAAGCAACTACTTCTTTTTGGAATACATCACAAGGCCACAAACGGCAGAGATATTCTTTGAAGACGCTTTGATGGCTTGCGTGTTTTATGGATTTCCTGCATTAATTGAGAATAATAAAGTGCGACTACTCACCCACTTTAAAAATAGAGGGTATCGTGGATATAGTTTAACTCGTTTTGACAAGCCAATGAATAGACTTTCTAATACTGAAAAAGAATTAGGGGGAATACCAAGTTCAGGCGACGACGTAATCACAATGCACTGGACGGCAATAGAAAGCTATATAGAAAAATATGTTGGTATTTACTATAAAGGAGATAATAGAAATAGAATACGTGAAGATGGGGAGCTAGGAAGTATGCCTTTTAACAGAACATTAAATGATTGGTTAAAATTTAATGTACAGAAACGTACTGATTATGACATTACCATTGCTTCAGGATATGCAATTATGGGTGTTAACCGAAAGTCATACATCCCCAAAGAACAAGAAACAAAACCGTTCGTTTTAAACTTACACCGATATAAAAATTAGAAAATGACACAAGATAACCAATACCAAATTTCGGCTAACTTGAAATTCCCAAGTGTATTAGATTCTTTCGAGGAAAAGAAGTCTAAAACGTTTGGCGCCGCCCTTGGTTCTGCTATTAGTACTGAATGGTTTCATCGTTCGGGGACTACGGGAAAAAGCAGGTTTTACACTACGCAATCTGAATTCCTTGAAAGGCGACAATATGCTTCTGGGAATGTAGATATGAAGAAATATTATCCCAAAT